CTAAAGGCATTATCTTTTCTTAATATTCTTAGTTGTTTTGTTTTTTAATGGCTTGTCTTTGTGGCTAACGTCTTCTGCACAACCGCCAGATATAAATTGTTTAGCTTCAGCAGCAGAAACTTCTACTACGTCACCTTCGTATCTTGTAACACCCCTAACGTGTGTTTTGTTTAATATTCTAATTTCCATAATTTTCCTTAAATAAAGGGTAGCCAATTAAGGCTACCCAGAACAATATCGCTAATTAAGCAACAATATCTTTAATCACACCAAAGCCAGTGTCATGACGAATCGCAACATCTAGGTCTTGGAAGAAAGCAAGTCTTGTTCCACCTGAAGTAGATAATGAAGCTGTATCAACAACCACATCAACACCAGACCAGAAACCAAGCATTACATTAGTGAAGTCACCAAAGATAGCAGCTGACAAGTTAGATCCAGTACCTTTTGCAAGGTTAGAAGGAACTAAAGTTGTAGAAGCTACGTTGTAACCTAATATTTCACTTGCAGCTTCCATAATGAAGTTACCTTCAGCACCACCACTTTGTTTTGCTATAGTTCTAAGAGCAGCAATAACTTTAGGGTTAGTTAGGAATGATGGGTTTCCGCCCATTGCATTTGAAACATCAACAGCTTTAATTAAATCAACAATTTTTGCATATGTTGGAGCTGTACCATTAGTACCCATTGAAACTACATTTGCAGTAGCAACACCAGGAATAATTCCTGAAGGTTCATTTGATCCGCCACCATTAATAGCTACGCTATCAATTTTTCTAGCAAATTGTGAAATAATGTCATTTCTTAAAACAGCTTCTACAGAAGGATCTGATTGAAGCATTAATTTTCTAGTGCAATCAACATATGAAGCCAAAGTTTTTGGTGTCATTGTTACTTGACTAAATACAGCAGCACCTTCAGTTGGAGCTGAACCTTCAGCAACAAAAGAAGTGTTAGTTGTTTGAGCTGACAGTTTTGGTATAGCAATATCGCCTTTTAAACCAGTCATAACTCTAGCACCTAAATCTCCAACAGTTAATTTAGCGTATAAAGCTGAAATAAACTGATCTGCAAGATGATCTGTACCTACTAAGTACCCACCCTGGGAATCTGTACCAGCAGTTTGATCTCTTTGACCCCAGTTAAGATCTGAAGGCATGTAAAAACCTCTAGCTTCTTTACCAGTTCTTTTAGCGATTTCTTCTGATAGCTCTCTTTCATAACCAGCTTTTGACCAATCACCAGTTGATGATGCGTTAATAGCTTTGATTAAAGAGTATTCACTTCTTTCACTTTCGTTTAGGCCTAAGTTAGCTGGTGCAACTTCTAAAGCTTTATCATTAGATATGTTATCTAGTAATACGCCTCTGAACTGCTCAACACTCATTCCATTTTGGATAGCATTATCAGCCAAATCTCTTTGACCATGGTGCTTACCTAACGCTGAAATTTCTTTAGCGTTTTTTAGCATTTCTGCTTTTACAGATTCAGTAGCTTCACTTCTGATAGCATTTGAATCTATTTTATTTTCTGTTTCCATTTTAATATCCTTAAAATTTAATTCTTGTTTATCTTTACGCCCAACTCCGACTAAAACTGATTGATCTGCTGGAATACCAACGCTAGAAATCTCCATTGGAGTCCAGCTAGTAGCCCTGTAATGATCACCAATAATGTCATTGCTATCACGTTCCATTTTATTTACCCTGTAGCCAACGGATATATTTTTTCTAATACCGTCTTTTACATCTTCAAAAATCTCTGAAGCTAGATCACTTTTCCCAAAGCGAACTACAGCGGTTGTCCTTTTCGCTGTTTCATCAATTTTAAAATCTTCTACTACTCCGATAACTTGGCTCATATCATGGTCAAGTAAAAAAGGTGCAGTTTTGCTATCCATAAACTCCGTGTCTATAGATGTATTTTTATGGTCTAGTACTTCTAAACCAAAAGATCTTGAAACTGGCTGCTCACTTGATACGCCAATTTTTACAGTTCTTTTTTCTTCATCAATATATGATGATTTAGACAAATCAATTGTTCTGTATGCTATTTCACTAGCTACTGATCTATCTTCTTCATCATTTTCAACTTCAACTACCATTTCCTCTGGTTCAGTTGTCTCTACTTCTTCAGATTCAGTTTGCACTTCCTCTATTTCAGTATTTTCAACTTCTTCAGTTTCAGAAATGGTATTTTCAATATTAATATCATCCATTTCGTTTACCTCGTTAGTTGTTATTAAATCTTTATTTGGCATAAGTGCTATCCTCTCCCACCAGTAATAGATAACCCCACGATTTTAGGCAATCGTTTCCCATACGCCCTAACTTTCATCATCTTCATCCTCAAAACCTGTAGCTGGAACTGGCTGTTTATTACCAAAAGGCTGATAAGCAGATTTAATTCCATATTGATCCATAAGATCTTTTTCTTTTTGATGCATTTCCATTAGTTCTTCTGCATCTCTGCCCTGGGCAGCTGCAATATCAGAATATGTTGTTATTCCATTTTGTAGACCTACAACATTTGCCTGGATCTCTTTTAATGGGTCAATCCATGCCCATTCCCTAGCAATATAGTTGGTAGAGTTAAAAAACTTGTCAAATTTAGCAATAGGAAGCTTGATTGTTCCTGTAGATATAGCCATTTCAAGCCATTTTTTAAATATAGGCTCAATCATATGATCAATCATTAGCTGTTGTGCTATCTGGTAAGCAGCTCTATCTTCTAAAGCTCCTTGCCTTATTGAGCTGTAATTGACTGAAGTAAGGTCATTACTTAAAGAATGATATGAAATGTTTAACCCAGAAGCTATTGATCTTAATACTGATTTAGTAAATGAATCAAAAGCAGTTGATGGGTGACTAGGATCAAACGCAGTAAAATTCATGCCAGCGGGCAATTGCTCAAAAGTGCCTGGGGTAGCGTTCATAACTGGTGCATAACTGTCTTCTATACCATCTCCAACGTATGAATTGCCATCTGGACTAGTGAAAAACCCCATTTTGCTACTTGCAGTTCTTGCACTAACAATTTCAGCTTCAAAATAGCCATTGAGTAGCTTTATATTAGCCATTGCGGTAGATATTGGGGAAACGCCTCTTGTTTGTTCTGGTCTGTTGCATAAGTAGACATGTAACAGCTCGCTAGCTGGTACTCTTATATGTTTTCTTGTTTTTGCATATAAAGTGTCATATGGATGATCTTTAAACATGTAATAAGCAACTGGCTTATCAAAAGAATCAACCTCTACACCCATTTTTATAGCATTACCGTTGTTTGCAGTATCGTTATAGTCTTCATCAAGATGATCTGCCTCATAAAAGCGAATCATGTAACCAAATTTATTAGAGTTTGTTGGGATATGTTGTACTAATACCTCTCCATCTCTGTATAAGGTTTCTACAAAAAGCTTCTGGGCATCTAAAAATGACATCCTACCATTAGCAACACATATACCTTTTTTACACCATTCCTTCCAGGCGGCTTCAATTTGTTGGTTTGCACTAATATCTAAAGTGCCATTATCATCTCTAGCCTTAGAACTTATGCGTATTCCAGATTTACCAACTACGTTTGAAATCATTAAATTCAGATACCTGGCTACATAGCTATCATTTCTTGATAATTCTCTTGCCCTAGCTCTTAATATTCTTAGGTTTGGTTGTATTTCTGAATCAGCTGAAGTTGATGTAGAAGAAAAGTCTGAAAATAGGCGGCCAACATTAGCTCCCTGATAAGTTCTTTGATTTAACTTAATTGATTTTTCTTTTTTTCTTCTGTTTATTATATTGCTATACCAAGCCATTAGAATTGCACCTTAATTGTGTTTCCAGAAGCATTGCCATTTCTTATTCTTGATAATTTAACTTCTTGTAAATATTCAGCCTTGTATCTATCTCTAAACGTCATTAGTTCATCAATAGACATTCTGGAGAGTGATCTTCCAGCAATAGACATGCTGCTCTGATCCATATTTGCTCTACCCTGGATAACAGCCTCTAAACTATCTAGTACAATTTTTGCATGGGATCTTAAATCTGCATTTGTATCTGCTAGGTTAGGCAATATTGTCATTTTGCCTTCGCCAATTTGCGTTCTGCTAGAATCAGCTGTTCTTGTTATGTAAGAAGCCCAAATATAATCATGTGGATTGTAGTTATCAGAAGTTGATGATGGTACTTCTATGTAATATATATCATCTGCTTCAGTAGCATTGATTGTGAATTGGTGTGATCCACCACCGCCAGAGTCACAATGAAATTCATAGCTTAATGAATATGTGCCTGTAGGGTAATCAGAAGTTAGATCTTCTTTTTTCCACGCCCAATAATCTCCAACAACCAATTCATTTGGTTCTTTTTCTGGATAATTAGCTCTATCAAAAATGTTGCTCAAGCAAAAAACCTCTTAAAATAAATAGATATATCTACTATTTAAGTTATGAGCCAAAATATAATTGTCAACTCTTAGGTATGATGTTTATAAATCTTTCCAACTATTAGCAAAATTGTTATTTTGCCTAGATCTCTGCCTGATCAATGGATT